GAGCCGATACCATTTCCGCCGCCGCCACTTGAATCCGTTGTAGGTCTCCTGTTTCTGATTGGTCAGCTTGTAGCGGATAATATCCTTAGGCATCTTCTCCCCTTCCCCTTGCAGCACTGAAAAACCACACCAGCAGCCCTAGCCAGCCCGAGCCGGCGCAGAGCATCAGCACGGTTAGCGACATCGGCACGAGCCACCCCAGCGGTTCTCTCATGTGGTTCACCGTGGACTAATCAGAAGGTTCCCGAGACCGTTGATCCTGTTAATCAGATCCTCGGCCGTGGTTCCGTTCTCCGGCGAGAACTCTACCCTTAGATCGTTCAGGTTAATGATGATCCAGTTTCTCCGGTTCGGGTCCTCGATCAGGATATAACTGCCTCCGAACTGATCAACCAGGGAATCCCCGGTCGTGAAGAACCCCTCTGGGTATTCCGGGGGCAGTACTGTTGCGTTTCCGGGGCCGCTCAGGGCCACCAAGAACAGGGGCGAAACCATCATCATCAGTGCGCTTCTTCTTGTCATCGTCCGATCTCCTCATACTTCCAGATACCGTTTTGATAGGTGACCGCCCGGAACCTGAACCAGGGATACATCTCCGCGGCGATCTTGAGCTTGTTCCGGCTGAGGACGGCTCCCTTGGCCTTCCAGGATCCCTTGACCTCGTCGAGGATCATCAACCCGGGTTCGTCGCTAGAGGGTATCACCAGGAAGTCCGGAGTATACGTAGTGGCCTTCGCCAGACGGAGCCGGATCGCTTCGTACCGCCAGTCGGATATCCGGCCGCCGATTTTGATAATCTCGAGGCGGTTGGCGTACTTAGCCTCGAGCTTACTCCGGTACGGGCCCACCTTCGGAGAGGGCTCAGGACCGTCCGGTTGCCAGGGGCTCTCCCCCGGTCCCCAGACCCGGGGAGGGCGTCCCTTTGCCACCAGGTGTTCCTGGTACTGCTCCTCAGTCCAGTTAACCACGACGCACTTCCGGAGAGGCCTTGGTATAGGTGTTCGTGGGATCCCCGGAGGGTACCTGGGGAATCTCCATAAAGATGATCATGCCGTTCTTGTCGTACCCCGACAGATACATCTCCCCGGTTTTGGACCCCCGGTTGAGGACCCACCCTAGAGGCAGTTGGAGGTTCTCTCCCCACCTTTCGTCGTAGCCGGGGGACTGGCCGGCGGTCGGCATTCCGATCAGGGCATCCGGCCGGCCTGGAGCCGGGTGGTTGTAGTCGAAGGCAAACTTGCGCTTCCAGCTGCCATCCCGGCCCGTCAGTTCGGCGCGCTCCGGAGCCTCCTCCTGGAGCTCCTGATACTCATCCCCGGAAAAACGCCGGACCTTGACCGACCCATCGCTGTAAATCTCGTTTGTAACCACGCTCCACAAAACAGGTTCCGCCGACACCTCCACGATCAGGGGAGGATCCAGCGGGTCCTCCCAAGGAGGCACGATGGTTTTTTCCTCAGCCTCGTTCCTCTCCTGTATGTGGAGTAACTTTTTGGCCTCACTCAGGGTTGCGTGACGGGTAGTTCCGTCGTCCTCGCGCTTCCAGAGATCGGCACCCTGCCAAGGTGTCCCTTTTAAGTGAAACTCCAGCGAAAAACCTTCTTGGTCCCCGGCCTCGGCCAGGGCGGCTGCCCGAACCATCGGGATCTTGATATATGTGGTTTTTCCTGATTCGCTCTTGACTCGGGTGTTTACGGTTTTCATGGGTTCTCCTTCCGGTATTTGACCGGGATAAAATTAGTGGACGACCTCTCTGTAGCACTGATCGGGACACCGGGATGGCGATCCGGCCAGTCCCTCGGAAGGCCATCAATTGGGAGGCACCGTCCGCAGACCCAGTGCCGGCGGCCCGGAAACTTTGCCCGGAAAACAGACCGGACTCCGTCCTCATACGGAGGTCTCCAAAACAACTGGCCCCCACAGTTGGCGCACGGTTTCTGGTTTTGGTTTTCGAAAGAAATAACAGGTCTCTTGTTCATTCTCCCCCTTTTCCCAAGCTTACACCCCGTTCTAACGGAAAGTCTAGCTTTTTTTTCGCTTGAGCAATCTCACCGGGTACAAACCCAATTTCTCGGAGTTCCACCAGTCCGGTTTCACGGGCAGGATCCGGTGCTGCATCAGGAGCCGGATCCTCTGGCGTTCCCACTCCAGTACCTCCCTGAGCTTCGCCTTCTGCGGATCAATCCGTTGTCCGATCTTCAGATCTGCTTCTGTTAATCTATTCATCCCCATCCTTTCCAGGCAGAGTCCCGCCCAGGGAAGGGGGGTTGGTTTATCCCCCTTCCGGAGCCGGTTTCTACTGGGAGTCGTTCCTGCCCCCCTAAGCCTTTAGGCTCACCAAAACAGGAACACCGTCAGGGATTCCTTGCCCCCTCGGGTAAATGCACGTCGGCCTTTCCGCCCGGGCATCCTTCGACTCTTCAGTTTTCTTTGTCAGGAATCCCTCTCCCAGCACTACGCCCTGGGTCTTGGAGCTATCGCAGGACGGTCCCGTGCTCGAGGATCTCCAATCGGGGGAGGGGCTTGACTTTTCGGGTTTCTTTTGGTAAGTTCGCATCATAGATAATTTTTATTCGCTTTGGGAATTATCTACCTGAACGTCCTACAGTGTCAAGGGGAAAAGAGGATCGGGCGAATAACTGATCCGATCCTCTCCCCTTGGTACCCTACCTAGCACTTTCCTGGCCTAGTCGTGTCGGGTACCAGGTAACGCATTTCCGGTTAGTTGCCGGGTTCACCTTGACTGGTCCTTGGTAGACGTAGCCATCACTCATTAGATCCGGGAGCCTCCTGGAGGCCTTGGATCCGCTCGAGTCCATTCCTTGCCCTGGGAGCATCGCAGCGTACTCCTGGGCGGTCCTTCCCGGTGATCCTACCACCGCTCGCAGCAGGATCCACTTATCCTGGTCCCGCCGGCCTGATTCCGTCAGAGCCTCCGCGGACTCCTTCGAGGTTGATAAATCCTCTCTTCGAGCCAAAGGCTCCGTGTTTGGAAACTCCGGGGCCCGGGCCGGCTCCGGAATCAGCCCCAGATCCAGGCTCGAGCAGGAAGGGCAGAGACTTTCCCTGCCCCTCCTGACTACTCGCCACATATCTCCAACCCACCCGCACCGTTCACAGCGAAACACAGCCATCACTTCCCCCTTAGAACGGGATATCGTCATCTGTGATACCCGGTGCTGCGTCTGAGCTGCCCCGTGCTGGGCGATCCTGGTACATTGCAAGGGCAAGGTCCACCGTCCACCGCATCATCCTCTCAGGGTCCGCGTGGGCGATTCTCGCCGCCAACAGGTGCTCCGCAATGGTCAGGCAATTATCCATCCTGACGTCCCACTCCGGAGCCGGCGGAGGCGTCCTCAGCACGGGCTGAGGCTTCGCCCCCGGCAGCGGCGGCAAAGGAGCCTGTACCGGAGCCGCTACAGGAGCCGGAGCCTGGGCAGGAATCGGTGGGGCAGGAGCAGCCGGGATCGGGAACGGAACCGGGGCCGGCTGGACCGGGACCGGGACCTGTCCGGGTTGGACTCCCGGCCTGACCGAATCCAGCACGTAATTGGTGTATTGGCCGTTCTGGACTGTTTTGTAGGTGAGGTCCAGGCGGACACCGGGTTGGACCTGTTCCCATCCTAGGGAACCCGCCACCTTCGGCCAGTTGTAGGTCTGGTACCTGATATCGTTCGTTCCGACGATGTCGAACCGACGCCAGGGTCCGGAGTTCCCTTCTCCGTCTCGGACAAAAACCTGTTTGACTTCAACTGTTGTTTCCATGATATTGTTCTCCTTGATTCGTTCTCCATTCCGCACCGGAGCCCCGGACCATCCGGGGCTTCGGTGTTTCAGAAGCAGGTATCACATGTACAATGCTCTCGTTCTCCGCCGGACGCAATAGACCCGGAACGGCAGAACCGGGAACCCTTATGTCTCGGTGCCACCAGGTTCTTGCTCCACCGCTCTTCCCAGTATTCGTGGCAGACCGGGCACCGGGTGGCCTTCCGTGAGTCCAGGAGGTTCCCCTCGAGCATCTCTTCCTCTGAAAGGTGTTTCACTCCGAACGCGGTCGCCAGCCTCCAGTAGACGCACCGTTCCCTGATCATACGTACTTCCTGGACCGTGCCCGGTTGATGTCCCAGCGCAGGAACATAAAGTCGTCGTAGGAGTTCGCCTCCACCGACGCCAGCCGCACCATGCGCTCAAACTCCGTCACCGCGTCCGGGTCGCAGACGTATTCCGGAGCCGCCGTCAAGGTGTGCCCTAGTTTCGAAAAACGTTTGCTCCAGCGTCCGAAGAGCTCCCAGAGCTTCTCCGCCTCCCCTTCGATCAGGATATAGGCTCCGTCTTCCGGGTACGGGACGTTCAGCCGTGATTCAATTCTCAACATCCACACTTGATTCATAGCACTACGTCCTCCATCTTCAGGCCCAGGGCGTCCGCCATGTCCTTTACGGTTTCGGGTTTCCCCGTCTGCCCCTTCTCAATCCGGGACACCGTCCTCGGGTCCTTGCGGATCCGGGCCGCCATCTGGCCGATCCCCCAACCCCGCACCATCCGTGCCCGTTTCAATAGATCGCCGTTGTATTCCGGCATTTAGACTTCACCCCCTTCCTTTGCTTGTGTTGTCCTCTGGTTGTGGCACGATTGCGTCACTGGTAGCTGTGCCGTGTAGGCACATCCATGAAAATATCACCCTCTTCTCGTCTGTCAGGAAATCTTCCTCGATCTCGACGCCGCACAAATCCATCGGGCCACACTCGGCGCGGTCGACGGCCTGATCTTCGCATCTCGGCCGGTTCGCTTCGGCCAGGGCTTCTAGTTCGCGGGGTAACATACCCTGTCGTGCGACGAGGCTTCCAGCAATCATCCATTCCAGGTGCCTCTTTTCACATTCGAGCTGCAGGATAGCGAGTCTGCGCGATTCGACCCATGCCGACGGGCAAAGCTTCAGTTCCGCATCGTTTTCCTTCCAGCATTTGATCAGGGCGTCTATCTCTGAGATGGTTTGCGGACAATCATCCTCTTCTCCAGTCAACCATCCCAGAGGGTCGTCTGTGAGTGCAACTGGCAGAGTATCGACAGTGAAAAAGTCATCAGCAAATCCGACTAAATGCAGAAAGTCCAGACTCCGGTCGGTTGGGTCTGGTGAGCCATAGCGCTCGATTATTCCACCCTGCCGCAGAAAAACCTTGCACTTGTGTCCGTTATGGCCGAAATACTCGCGAATAAACGCTGCGTCTGCTTTGGTCATCTGCGTCTCCTTTGCGGTTGCGGTTGATTCGTTCACTACAGACAGTATACTGCATCAACCGGACATTGTCAAGCACAAAACGACCCCGGAATATGTTTAGGTGAAATAAACCTGGTGGGGAGGGCGGTAGGTTACCGGCTGCGTTCTAGTTCCCGCCGGAGCTGCTGGTTCTCCTGCTCGAGCCGCTCGATACGTTCGTCTAGTTTGCGGATTGCCAGGAACGACATGGAGATTGACGTTATCGGATCAAACGCCGGAACCTGTTGTTTTCCCATGTTTTTGGCGTACCAGGGGCCGTTCCCGTGAAGGTCTCGCGGGTAGATTACGGGGCCGATGAACCGTTTCGGCTTGCCGTTCGGGTTGCGGTAGTTTGAGTCTCGGTATTCCCATTGGTATAAAGGTATCCTCTTGACCTCCTCCAAGGCTCGCTCCTCGTTGTCGTAGCGCCGGATTCGGGTTTTGGCCTGGTACCAGGAGGTCTGATCCCCGACCACGGACCCCGCGGTGTCTGACACCCCAGGACTTCCCGACGATCCAGTTGGGGCCGCGGTATGCTGACGCAGCTTGCCCGCAGCATCGGTCCAGTAATACTGTTGGGTAGCGTCTGCCTCTCCCAGCACCAGGGTTCCCGCCGCAGGACCCTCCGCTCCTGCGTTTGAGTTGCGCCCGATAGATACCGATTGACCCCTCACGTTATTTCCCTGGTCTACTGCGTTGATTACCAGATCTTGGTCCTCGCTGAATGTAAACACTGCCGTTCCTGCACTCCGGATTACGAAGTTATCCCCAGCAGAGGTGGCGGAGTAGTTCAGGGTGAGGTCCCCGCCATTGTTGTAAATCTCCCCGACCTTACTAGAGGCAGCCCCGGACCCGGAAAACGTCACTTTCTCACCCGAGGCCACCCAGATCTCTCCCGAGGTGTCGAGAGAGAGCGTCGGCGTAGTCCCTACCGCGGAGCCTCTTCCCAGGACCAGCGTGTCCGCTGAGTCATCCAGCCCCAGGTAATAGTCCTGGGCGTTCCCGTCCCAGACGATTTTCGAATCCGATGCCGCCCCGGTTCCCACCGTCAGGGTGAGCCCGATAAACTGGTACTGCTCGGTGATGTTGTCCACCGTGTACACCAAAACGTCCGCTGAGGTGTAGACATCAATCCTGTAACTCAGGGACTCATCCAACCAGATATCGGCTCGCCCGGCTGCGTCCAGGACGACCGGGTTGGCGTTCACGCTCCCCTTGGTGGAGTCGGTGTAGCTGGCCTGGTTCGTCGTCGTGCCGGCGATGTAGGTGTAGACCTTGCCGGAGGCCAGTGGGTTTCCATTGGTGTCGATGATCTGCTGTTTTGGCACCCACGGGATGGCGTCCTGAGCCACCAGGGCCGGGACTCCCATTAGGGTTGCGAGTAGAAGTATTTGTAATATTGTCTTCATTTCGTGGTATCCTCTTCTCACTATGTTGTCCATCGTTGCCTTAATCGGTGCGCTCATCCTTATCGGGTTCCAGATCAGCCCCGCAATCGGGGTCTACCTTGCGCTCCTGTCCTTGTGGTCCCTGCGCTACTGAATCGCGGGTTGCTCCCCATGGGCCGGAGCCGGAGACATCGGGGGTTCCCAGCCGCCTTCGGGATACTGCTCGTAGTAGGAATCCATTCGCCTGATTAGCTCTTGCCGGTACTCCTCAATCCTGGCGGCCGGGGAGACCTGAGGCAGCGTCCGGCTGGCCGTCCTGCCTCCTCTACCCACCTGGGCTTTCCGAATCAGGATCGCGATCCGACTTTTGACTGTTGGATTTTCCAGGACCGATCTGATGACCGCCGCCAGACCCGCTCCCGCAGCAGCAAACCCCGCTCCCCCTGCCATTCCACCGATCACCGCTCCGCCCGTGCCGGCGGTGGTTGTGGTCAGCTGTATCAGGTCCCGGTTATTGATCCGCTTGACCGCTCGCTCCAGAAACGGAGTGATGTTGAACAGCTCCGACTCCAGTGCGTTGATGTCAGAAATTTCCGGGAAAGCAGCAGCTATCTCCTCTTTCAGTCCCCGGACCAGGGCTTTCTGGGCTTCCTTGTTCGCGTCTTTCAGCTCTCCGTAGGCCTTCCGCAGGACCCGTCCAGTCTTCACCTTCAGAGCCTGGGCTTCCTTCAGTGGGATCTGCTGCCTGGCATTCCGGAGAGGATCGTCTGCCGGCAACCCGAACATCTCCCGCTTGGAAACGATTTTGGCCCCGTAGGACTTCAGAAACTCCTCCCGTGCCTTGATGATTGCCCGCATGTTTTTGTTCGGATTCACCGTTCGGAAGCGGTCAATGACCTCATCTAGTGTTTTCACCACAGCGGTGGGATCCACCGTCATTCCCTTTGTAGCTCCCTTCTCGATCATCATCGAGATTTGCCCGTTCAGCTCTTCGATCACCGGGCCGATGCTGTCAATTCCCTTCTGGTTGACGACAATCCCTTGATCCACCCCCGTCCTGATGGCTCGGTTTCCCTTCGCCACGAGGTCGGGGTTGCTGCCCAGGAAACCCGCAGGCTTCATCGCCGATTGGTAGATCTTGTAAGGGTCCACGGCCCGGGCCACTGTTCGCCCGGCTGCCGCAGCTCCACGCACGACGGCCTGGACCGGATCGAGAAGAGCCCCGGCCTCTCCTGCTGTTGCTCCCGCTGCTGCTAGTTTCGGTGCAGCGGTGCCGGCTTTCTTCAGCATCCCCGCCGCCCCGCGCATCGCTCCGCCGGCGGCTCCGATTACGATAGAGAGGTCAGCCGCGAACCCGGCCGGGTCGTGGTAGGCCGTGTATCGAATGTCGTCCCATGATCCGTACCGCTCTTTCAAACTATCGACAATCGCATCCACCGGGCTCGGTGGAGCTCCAGGTGCTGGCTCCGGTCCCGTGATCTTTCGCCAGACGTCGACCGCCACCGATCCCAGGGCCTTCAGCGTCGGCGGAACGTCCCAGTCTCCCTGCTCGTTCCAGGGAGTAACCGCCCCCTTGACGGCGGCCCCGGCATCACGGACTAGATCCTTGGTGGAGGTCACCATGTTGACCGCCGACCCTATCGGGGTCATCGGCTCCGGGTAGTCCCGGGAGAACGGGGGTTGCTCTGGGCCTTGCGGGCCGGCAGCGATCTCTCCTTCGATGAACTCGAAGATCTCCTCGTCGGTGGCATCCGCCGGAACTAGATATGACACCCCCTCAAAGGTAACCGTTTTGGTTGGCATTTAGCGTGCCTTTCGTTTCAGCTTCCCGGTCGCTGGGTCCCGCTCGAGTTCAATTCCTCCCGGAGTCGTCCCCGGGGAACCTCGAGGAGCAGGTGGTGGGGGAACGGGGCGGACCTCCGCCGCTCCAGGTCGACCCCTCGAGTAGACGTCGCTGGACCGACCCATCGGCTGAAGGAGTTTCAAAGTTCGCTCTTTGAAATCCAAATTCTCCCTAATCATCTGCGTGTTCCGCGCCCAGCTCTCCGGGTCCCACTCGTACTTGAGACTCGTGGAGGCCTGCTCGAGAAACGCATCCGTCGGGCTACTGCCTCCCTTGTAGATCGTGGCAAGTTCAGCATGGGAGTCCTTGACTCCAGAGATCAGGGTTGTAGCCACGGCCCCGAGTTCCCCTCCAGCCTCCGCTGCTAGCTGGATCTGCGCCTTATTGATTCGCGCAAACCTGGTACCCGACGCCTTGCGTTTAAAGTCCTTGTAGAGATCGTCCAGTTGGTTGAGAGTATTACGGTAGGTTTCGATAGCCCGAAGTAGCGCCACCGGAGTCGGGGAGTTCTGGCCTCGGACGAAGGTTTCCGTAGCCTTGTAGTCCAGCAGTGCCGCGGCGTGGTCATACTCAGGATACTTTTCGGCCAGAATCTTCTTGACCGCGAACCCCAGGGTTCCCCTGGGAAGTACCGGGGTCTGAGTCCCTGCGACGATTCCGGCTGCAATCGGAGCCGCCATCTCTTCTTGGGCCCGGGCCTTGTCGCCAGTGATTGAGCCCTTCTCACCCATATCTATGTCGTACTTTCCGGTGTCTGGGTTGTAACCCATCACATGGACTTTCCCGTCCTCCTGGAGGATGTCCTGGGTCGTCTTCCGGTCGTCTGATCCTCTGCCGCTAGAAGCTGGGTGCATCCGCCTATACTGTTCCTCTTCTTCGGGGGTGAGCAATCGGGACTTCTCGTCCTGCGCGTGGTGGTACAGAGAGACCAGGCGATCATCAATCTGACCGTTCCACTCGTCGGGGATCCACTCAATTCCTTTTTCTTTGGCCGCCGGCACAATCACCGCGTTGTAAACCGCTAGGCGGTTCTCCGCGTTGGCGTAGGTCTTGAGGTAGGGAAGCATGGCCTTAGCGGCCTCCTCAGCCATCTTGCGTTGCTTCTCCGTCGCCTCCATGCGCTCCTTCTTCAGCTGGACTTGGTCCTTCTGGTGGCGAGCCGCTTCCTCGAACAGGCCGATAGCGACCAGTTCGCTCTGGATTTTCTCGTGGTCATAGTACGCCACGCCCTTCGAATCCTTTTTCCAGTTCCGGGCGTAGATCTCCTGAACGAGCTTCTGCGTGGCGAGCCGCTTCTCCTCCTGTTCTCGCTCCATCCGTGCCCGGTTGTTGCGGTCCTTGTAGTACACACCTTGTTCACGCAGGGCGGCTGCATTCGTGATTTCGTTCTGCGTTTCCAAAGGCGTCTTGACTTCCGGAAACTGGTACGGTGGGAAAGAAGACATTAGTACCACCCTCCCATTGCTCTGTTAGGGACCGGCATCTGCCACTTCGTCATCGGCGGTGGGCCGTAACTCGGCGGAGGTCCTATCGGGCTCTGTTGCTGATTCATCTTTGTGATCACGGCGTTGTTGGCCGCCGTGTTGTTAGCCGCCGTCTGCACTGTTTGAGGTCCTAGTATTCCCTGCGTTGGCGGACTGTAAGTGTAACCCAGAGGACCTCCCTGGCCTCCCGTCCCCGGGTACCACTGGTCCGCGATGGGTCCTTGATTCCAGGGATTCGGACCTCCCGGTCCCGTCGGACCCGCCTGGGTGTAAGTCTGCTTAGGATCCCAGGGGTTGGCCCCTAAGGGATCGTAGGATAGGCCTCCGCCTTGCTGCGGATTCGGTGGCGGAGGAGGTAGAGCTGTTTTCAGGGGCGGTGCCGCGACAGGGTCTTGATCCCAAGGGTTTGGGCCGCCCTGGGGGTTCGGAGGAGGTGGCGGAGTCGAATAGAACTTGTTCGCATTTGGGTCTGGTGGCAGGAATTGCTGCTTTACCGCCTGGGTGGGTCCTTGAGTTGAATCAAAGGGGTTCGGGCCGAGCTTGTCGTAGTTCAATCCTCCCGTGCGCTGAGATGTCAAAGTAGATCCACCAGCAACTGGTGTCGGCATTATGCTCGGGAGTCCTCCGGGCGTCGGTACCGGATCAGGAGTTCCCAGTAGATCTCCTTGGTTAAACCCCACCATACTGTCGGTATAGCTCGGGTTCGGATCCCAGGGGTTTGCTCCGAGCTTGTCATAGTTCAGGGCGGGCGGCCCACTCTTGAAGGCGGCTGGGGCCTTGGTTGGCGGCGGAGGCGGCTGCACCACGTCTGGGGTCACGTCCTTGGCCGTCGTGTCGATTACCCTGGACGCTGACGCCACCGACCCGGGGGCCGCCATCTCCGTTCCCATGAACTGCTTCATATCTATCCCCGGATACCCCCCCACAGAGTTTACGGAGGTCGTCGGAACAGGCGTTCTCTCGTATGTCCTCATATTAGTGAGGTAAGGTTTCCCCGATCCGTCACGGTCCAGCTTGAATCCGGGGGGAACGTCGTAGGTGATTCCGCTAATTGGGTCATATCCCGCTGCCTGCGATCCGGTCACCCGGCCCGATCCTCCGCCCTGGGGTCCTAGATTGGGAGCTCCTCCACCAGTAGTCGACTCCGAACTCCATTTCGCTTCAGCTTCCGGGTACCCACCAGGGCCAGCGCCTTTACCCGTAGGTGTGCCGGCCCCTCCGCCACTACCTGCACCAGGACCACCACCGGGAGCCGCTCCGCCGCTACCGGCAAACATGCCGTAGAGGTCTCCTACGGTGATACTGCCGTCATTGAATGCTCCTATCAGGTCCTCAAACGACATCCCGGCCAGTCGTGGATCAAGACCTCCACCGCCGCCCCTGGTGGAGGAGAAGTTCGTTTCTGGGTACGCACTCTGCTTGCCGTCCGGGTTCCTGGGGTCGTAGTAGAGTTCGTCGCCACCTCCGCCGCTGCCGGGATAACGCCTCAAGACCTCCTGCTGTCCCAGGTTGGCTAGATTAGCCAACCCTTGACCGTAGGCGTTACCGACCCCGATAGCCCCGGCTGCCGCGGAGTTTCCCATCGATTGATAGTTGGACCCCACCCGCGACGCGATTCCGGAGTTGACTTCTCCAACGAACCGCCCACGTGCGATTCGCTCATTCTCGATAAAGCGGATCATCTCAGCTTGTTCAGACGCCCCCAACTCGCCGAACCTCTGGTAATCGGCTGCGTCCATTTCGCCACCCCGCGCGATCATGTCGCTGAGGTACCGTCCGTATTCCCTGGCCTGAGCAGAGGTCATCTCCCCTTCCCGGGCCCGGATGTCGCCCTCATACCTTCCCTGATCCAGACGATCCGCAGCGAGGTTTCCGCCTAAACGATTCAAAAGGTCAGACTGGTAGCGTCCTGAGCTCACGATATCCGCGGCCTCAGCATCCCCTCTTGCCCTGCTCAGATCCGACCCGTAGAAACCGGCCTGCCGCAGGTCATCGGCGGTCTGGTAACCGCCCCGCTGCTTTGCATCAGCCATCCAGCGGCCCTGATCCGCAATCTCGGCCGCCGTCATCTCACCGCCACGGATACCAGTTTCTGCTAACCAGCGGCCCTGCTCTCCGATATCCGCCGCCTCGAGGTCACTTCTCCGCAGCTCCTCATCAGCCATCCAGCGGCCCTGCTCTCCGATGTCTCCGGCTTCCAGTTCTGATCGCCGCAGTTCCGCATCCGCCATCCAGCGGCCCTGGTCGGCGATATCCGCCGCTGTGCGTTCTCCGCTCCTTGCGGTGTTCTCCCCTACGAACCGACCAAGATCGGAAATCTCGTCCCCGGCTCTCCGGGCCACTTCGCGGGTTCCGGACGCCCGGTACATGCCCGTATCCATCGCCCTGTTTCCGGACCTGATCCCGAGGTTCTCTTCGACTCCGGAGGCATACGCTCCGTAGCGGTTGATGTCGTCTGCCGCTCCTCGCCCGAACTCTGATTCCGCTCCTACATTCAGGGCGGCTGCATCCTGACCCACCCCGACTAAACCGGATAGCCGCTCATAGCGCTTATCCTGATCGGTCTGGAACTCGTTAAACTTTCTGCCGTAGGCCTTGCTGTACTCGTCGGACGCTACCCCCTGAATGTTCCGGTTCAGCTCCAGCGCCGCTCGTCCACTCAGGAGTCCGCCACGACCCGCAGCGGACCTTTCCGCGGCCTTCTGGGCCTGCTCGAGCCGGAACCGGTGACCCGGATCTCCTTCGAAGTCCTCAGCGGTGTAGGAGAAGGCCTTCCCCAGTCGCCCCTCCGTACCCATTTCGGCCTGGAGGGCGTCGGCCCCGGTGATTCCGAGAGCCGAATAGGGCGAGGTTTCTCCGCGCTGCCGGCCCAGGACATCGGCGCGAGTTCCAAGAGACTCGAGCTTTGCCGACTTGGCAAGATTCAGTGCCCGATTAGCCGCCGTTCTTTCGACGCCGGCGGCGGTTGTCGCCCCGCCCTCGGCCTCGGTGCTCGACTGATCGGTATATTCCTGTTGGAAGTCCACTGCGGCCTTCCCGAACTCCGACCGCTCATCCCTTGCGGTACCGTAAGCAGCATTTCTACGGGTGTCTCCCTCTTCGAGGTACTGACCCCTGGTATCGCCGGCAGCGGCCAGAGACCATCCCCTGCGCTTGGCCCCTTCTTCGAGGTACTGACCCCGGGTTCCCGCTGCCGCATTGAGGGAGTCTCCTCTTCGCTTGGCCCCTTCTTCCAGATACTTACCCCTGGTATCGCCGGCCGCCCCGATGGCTTCGTCTCTACGCCTGGACCCTTCCTCGAGGTACTGACCCCGGGTTCCCATTGCCTCCTGGGTAGCGGTGTCCCGCTGCCTGATCGCCTCCGCTGTAGTCTCGTCGGTTCGGGCCAGGGCGTCGCCGTAGCCACCCGCGCGGCGCTGGCTCGCTTCGTATCCGTATTCCTGTTCCCGCTCCAGTGCCTGCCGCGCTCTCTCTTGCCGGGTCTGCTCCGCTCCAGCCACTCCACCGGCAGCAGCATTTACAGCTGAGTCGTACCCCTTCGCCCGTTCCTCCAGCTCGAACTTGCCGTACCCCTCAGCCAGTCCCCGGGCCTCTCCTAGGGCGTCTTGCCTCTCGTCCATCCCCTTCGTGAGGTACTTTCGCCGGGTCTCAGACGGCTTTGACCAGTCGTTCCTGTACTCTTTGATAGCGTCCTCGAGCTCGGCGTCGTATCTCTCAATAGACGCCTTCCCCAGGTCTAGAGAGACCTGTTGCGCTCTCTCGAGGTACTCGATCTGCTGACGGGCCGCTCGCTCGGATGCGGCTGCTCCGATAAAGGCCGCTCCCAGGCTGCCCAGTGCCGATATTCCCGCAGTTGCTCCAGCTCCCATTACTCTACCTCAGGCCCAACTGGTGGACCGTTTCCAGCGGAGTGTATCCCCGCCTTTGGTACAATTTCTCCAGCGTACTTCCATAGGGGGAAATCATCTCGATGCGCTCGGCTCCTTGCGCTGCCGCCCAGGCCTCTCCGGCCTCCAGCAACTCCAGGGCCGTCCCGTTGGACCGGGCCTCAGGCTCGACCCACCAAAGGAGCTCCGTTCCGACCTTCTCTCCGCTAAAGACATGAGTGACCACTCCCAGGGCGATTACCCCGACCACCTGCTCTTCCTTCTCGGACAGCAGCAACAGGTGTTCGGGGGAGGCGATAAACAGGGAGGCCAGGTCAAAGATCCGGGCCGGGTCCGCCCCTACCTTGTTTTTTAGGTTCAGCCAGGCGTGGCACTCTGTCGCCATCTCCACGATCCGTGGGATATCCTCCCTTGTAGCCCTCCTGATCATACCGCCCTCATAGTGATCACGACACAGACGCCGGCGACTCCCGTCAGGACCCCTGTGTAGCTCACGGAGAGCCGATCCCCCGCTACTAATCCCAAGTCTGCTGGCGTAGCGGTAAGGACTCCTGACTGCACCGTGTTTGCAGTGGCTTTGAGAGATAGTCCCGTTGTGAGCACAGCCACACCAGCGGCGGGTGCGTCCGTCCCTGTATCCTTCGTAATGCCCACCGAGACCGCTCCCGCGTCAGACCCCGCAACAGAATGTATCTCTCGTACCGCTTCAATTACGAACCCCCGATCTGCGACGAAGAATACCTCATCCACCAGGTCTCCGTTTGCTTCCTGGTAATAGGCCGCGCGATCCAACTCCGCCCGGTACAGGCTCTCATAGATCTGGCTGAACCACCGCCACCAGGGCCGCATAGCGATCCCGTGATCATCTGTGATTACTTGGCGTGTCGGTGGAGGTGCTAGCACCGTCATGATAAACCCTGCGATACTTCGACGTAACCGTCGATCAGAGAGACCTTCACCGGATCGGTAATCACGAACTCATAGACCCGGTCTCGGGAACTACCAAGCCGGTTGAATTGCACCCGCTTTTTTCGCTCCCCCACCTTACCGATTGACCTGGTGTGGGTGTTCGACCAGTTAAACCCCCCGTCGTCACTGAACCGCATCATCACTTTCGGATCCGAACCCTGTCCCGTCTGGAGGCCGACCCCCACTTCCATGTCAAGGATCAACTGGTGGTGGTACAACCGTTTATTCTCCTGCGAGATATGCGGCGTCCGACGGAGCCGGCGAATCGGATCCGCCCCGTCAGTATAGGTGCCCAGGGACATCTCGTGAATGGTCGAGGTTTCGCGGTCACCCAAGAGGTGGCGTCCGTACGCATGAACGTATGACAGTCCCCGCGCTGCCTGGAAGCCCAGAGCAGGGTGCCAGTAACCGCGCTCGTGCCACAGACCCGTCGCCGCGTCGTACGCCCAGGTTGCTCCGGCTGCCGGGAAATTCAGCACGTAGAACTCGTGCCCTTCTGCCTGGTAGGAGTAGGCGACTGCGTCCGACGTCTGTGAGTAGTTCTGGATTGCCGTTTCCACGGCGTGGTTGGATACCCGGGTCGGCTGGAAACCTTCCGCCCGCCAGACCACTCCAGATCCTCTCCGGGATGCCCCCAGCCACATCAAGGAATTAGCAACTATAGCAATCGAGTTGATCGCGTCTATTCCCTGCTCGATCAGCGAGCCCTGGACGCGCTCGAAGGGGAAATCCAGGTTTCCGCTGTTATACCAGACCTCCGTGCGCTCTGAGCCGAACAGCCAGAGCTCCGCGTGGTTTGGGTATATCGCCTTCAGGGTATCCGGCGAGGACTCCGCAGAGGCGAACTCCAGTGCGTTCCAGGCGGTTCCGTCCGTCACTGAGCTAATGTAGAACTTCTGGGTGTCCTGCTCATTCACGATGAAATAACTGTCGAGGTAACAGCCCATCGTGACGACTGCCGGGAAGTCGGCATCTGCTATCTGGGTCAGGGTGGTGCCGGATAGAATGTACCCTTTACCGCCACTGATAATCAGGTACTGGGATCCATTGAAAGAGATCGACGCCGGCTTGTTATCGTCCAGAACCGATCCCAGAGCCGTAGTTGCCCCCAGGGAGTCCACGTCCCAGACCTGCTCTCGCCCTACCGCAATAACTCTGCCGCCATTCTCGTCGGATTTGAACAGCCCCCGGATCGGCCCGTCATCTACCGTCGCAAAGGTGCTCAGGCCAGGAGTCCCATGTAAGATAACAGTATTCTTCCCGGTTTGAGACTCGACCATTTCGGGATACAGGTTCACGGTTTTCTGCCCATCTCCCACCTTGCTCCTCATCTCGTACGATGGGCCGATGAATCCGAATTTCACCCTCGGTATCCCCCCGAGTAGATATCCCACTGACCGCCGCCGCCCTGCTGGATCCCTGGATCTATTCGCAGCACCGGAGCGACTGAGTTAACCGCCTTCAAGGAGTTTTTCGCCTCCTTTGCGATCCGGACGATATCCTCAGGTACGATCCGCCCGAACTCCGGGGCCAGCTCCCGGGCCAGGTTGTACCGGAGCATCCGCTCGTAGCCCGGCGGATAGGCCAGTACCGTCGTCAGACCCAGCCCGGAGACCAGGGCCTGCCAGGTGTACAACACCAGCGTATTGGCCGCGTTGCAGATCGGGTGCAGCCAGATTTTGATCTTGGTCGGCTCGTTCTCCACCCAGAGTAGGTCCGGGACTGCGCCGGTGAGGCTCTTATCGGAAATCTTCGCCCATCGGTAGTGATCCACCAGAGTTATCGGGTATTCGGTCGTCAATCCGGCCTGGATCAGGCCGGCTGACTCTACTTTCAGGGGTCGTGCTCCCGTCAGGTCTGCTCCAGAGGGTCCCAGCGTGTGCGGGTTCGTGCTTGCGGTAAGAGTGTAGGTGTCCCGGGACTTCTCATGCACCATCAGAGCCTCGTTGGAGAGACTCTCGGTCAGCTGGTTCAGGACGGCCAAGGAGTCGAGAGAATCCGCCCCCTGAGCCGTTTCTCCTGCGCCGAGAACCCCGATCAACCGCAACGAACTATGAATGAGATCGCTTGCGGTGGTAGCCATTACTTACGCCGCCTACGTTTCGGTACCGGCTTGGGATCCTCCTCCTTCGGGGGAGGCTTCGTCAAGGGGTCCGGTATATCGGCCGGACTCTCGTACCATCCAGGCCCCAGAGCATCCGACTCTCCTGGATCCTGCACTAGGACCGGGTTTGCGGCGGCAGCATATCGCCACGAGGGAAACTTCTTCATGGTTGCCTCCAGCAGATTCCCGGGGCAGGCTCCCCGCCCCGGGGAATCCATCCAGCGATTAACTGGCCTTAGTTACAGTTATGCCGCCGTCGGCGTTCGCCTGACCCGAGATAAACCAACTGGTTCCATCACTGATCAGGGTAACATGGTCTCCCACCACCGATACCCCGTCCACGAAGGTGATGGTGTCACCATCCGCATCGTAGGGTCCGTCGTCGCCGGTGTCGACCTCCAGCTCGTTGATCCCTCCGATAAACAGGTTGGCGCTCGCTGCCGTCACGACTGTATACGATGCCGAGACCGGAGCCGCTGCGACGAAGAACGTGAATTTACAACCGGCGCTCGGGGCCGGCAGCGTCACCGCGAACTCTGTCGCGTGGTTCAGGAACACGGTCTTTCCGCATTCTGAGGTCGTCAGGGTGTCCACCGCCGCCAGAGTCTCTACCAGCTCAATAGAGCCGAGAATATCCACCTGCCTCCAGACCGATCCGGTACAGGTGTACCTGTTGCCCGAAGGCAGCACGATCAGCGGAGTGTAGGCCGGGTACTCGGAGGCCGCCGTACAGGGGCCGAACAGCTCGTTCTGGACGTAGCGGTTCGCCGGGTTGATGTAGATCAAGGAGCCAGTGGCGTGATTGTCGGCTTTCGTGCCGGCGTATCCTCGGGTAACGGTGATACGCCCGGTTGCAACCGCCGTGATCCGCATGGCTTCTTTATCCACTACCGCGATCTCGCCGACCGCAGCGTTACTCGAGGAGGCCACGTCGATACGGGTTTCCGTACCGTCGACCGCCTCGCCCAGTGTCGTAGAATCCAGGGCCGTCTGCCCCAGTCCCACTCCTGCAATCAGGAGTAGTACCAGGGTCAGTGTGTAAATGCTTCTCTTCAACTTCTTATCCTCCTAGAGGGTGATTGTTTCGCCCACTTTCAGTTCTGTTGCCTGTTAGCTCGCAACCCGGCACATCAGTTCCGGGTACAGCACTTTCCAAGCGTACAAGACATCCAACCTACAGGGCAGGATATCAGTCCCGATAATGTACTGGCGCACCAGGCGCACACTAAGCCCCACCTTGGACGAAGCGGTTCTTCCCGCCATGTCCACACCCTTGGGGATCATCAGATCCGCGCTTGCGAGGGTGATTCCATCCGGGTGGCAAGCAATCCCGATTGGGTTGGATGCTGCCTCCGTCCCCGCGGGAACGATGGCGGCCCCGTCTGCCGGCAGCGCATCAACATTCTGGTACGGCCCGCTCGCGAAGATCGCCGGAGACACCGGGATCGTAGCATTGCCCGATCCGTCGGAGGTCACGTCATCGGTGACGACGAACTGGCGCAGACGCCCCCAGCTCTGCCGGGACTGAGGATTTACCCCATTAACGGCAGCGACCGTGAAGACATCGCCCTGCGTCAGGACGAGGGTGCTTGCGGCCCAACCATCGGTCACGATGCTGGTGTCCCCTTCCGAGCCGGCTCCGTTGGTAAGCGGAGTCGAGCCCGTCGTGAAGGTTCCCTTCGTGTGAACCGGACAATTCTGGTTCATGTTGAACTTCAGTCCGGCGGCGATACCCATCGTACCCTGCTTGTACTGCCTGGACACCTCGGTCGTATCATGAAACAGACCGGTCAGGGCGTTGACAATCGTCGCCTGCATAGCAGGAGTGATCGTCACAGACCGCTGCCCATCCACCGGAGTTGCCTCCTCCGTCATGAACTGCCCCGCTTGGAGGTAGGGCAGCAGGGTTGCCGGGACCGTGCCAGGAGTCCCGACCTGGTTGGCGATGTTCTTGTACTCCTGGAGGCCATCAAAGTCGATCTGGTTGGCAATGGCCGCCATAGCGGTCTTCAGATACCGCTCAGAGAACTGGTCGATGCTGAGAGTCAATTCCTGCGTGCTGAAGCTGAAGGCCACGTGCTTCCGCTTGTTCAGCCCTAACGGGATTTTCTTCTCTTCAACGTCCTGCAAGTCCATCGCCTCTCCGGTAGAGACGGTGAACCGGACTGGCTGCCGGATCTCGATCTGGTCACCGACCTTTGCACCGCTGACGGCAAACTTGGATGAATACTGGCGCTTCGCCATTTTGGCGAACGTCAGGTTGTTTTCCAGTCTCCTCAACGATTCCTTCGTGAGAATACTGGAGTTCAAGGTTGTATTAGCCACTGTACTTCTCCTTGACCCCTACCTACGCCTCCTGCGCGTCCCGTACCCGTCGAAAGTCGTCGTAGGACATGTTAGTTAACGCATCCACGGACGTATCCGACCCTGGGCTCACTGAACGGATTGGAGAAATAGGCGCAGGGGCCTTTGATATCCTATTTGGTTTTCTGAGAGGAGCAGCAGCGTGCCTCGGTGCCTGGAGTTCCACCCCCAGGCGTCCGATCTCAGCGACCGAGCTATAGGCATCCATCTGAGCGATCTTGCGAGACTCTTCGGGATGCTGGCCCAGATAGTAGAGGATGTCCGCACCGCGAGGATGCCGGAATAGCGTTTCGGCCATCGCATCCGATACCGGTACTTCTGGATTCAATGCGACTTCGTCGAAGTCCCGAATCCGTTCCGCCGCCTCCACCTTCTTCCGTTCCCAGTCAGATTGAAGCTGTGCCCGGGCTTGCTGCTCCCGCTGCCTGGCTGTCTGCTGACTGACTCGGCCCAAGGTCTCCAGGACGGCGGCCTGGGTCCTCTCAGTCAACCAGAGCTCCTCATCCTTTCGGTAAGTCTCCAAGTCATCGTACTCGTCTATATTCGGACGTGCCCGCGGACCCTTCGGTCTGTCTGGTTGAGCCGGCTGGAGGGCTCGTTGAAGTTCCTCTATCCGGGCTTCCTTCGCCCGGAGTTCCCGCGCCAGGTGCTCAATCCGCTGCTGGGCGCGAGAAGGTTTGTGCTGCTTAACGGTCTCCTCTGGTTGTTCTTGTGCTGGCTCCCCCGACGCACCAGCGGCGCTTTCCGCCTCTTCTTCCGAGGCTTCGGAGGGTTCGATGTCTACTGCGTGATCTTCGTGCAGGGACTCAGATGTCGTCCCCTCGGATGCCTGCTGCTCAGGCTCGGGCGAAGGTGTCGTATCAGCCAGGGCCGCCTCGACCTGTTCCTGGCTGTCGGTTGTGGACGATATCGTGACGACGTCGTCTGCCATTAGATTCTCCCTTTCTTGTTTTAGCGACTCCAGGCGATCCCAATCGCCCGGTCGGATTTGGTTTCGGGGGAGAACCGGTAGAAACGGGAAAGGGGGAGACCTCAACCCATCTCGGTCCGATTCTCCCCCTTTTCTGTCCCAGTGCCATTTTTAGCGTGCAGCACTATATTGCACGACGTGATACCAGTGTATCACCAACCCTATGTCACAATCGCGCCAGAATCTCAGGTTCCCGGGTAACCAGGATCTCCTGTCCGTCTAATTCCATCTCCTCTACGTGCCAGTTGGAGATCAGTACATGGTCTCCCGGGGCGACAGACATCGCCTTGCGCTCCCCGTTCTTGAGCCGGCGGCCCGGGCCCACCGCGACCACCTTAGCTTGCTCTGACTTTTCCTGGGCCTTTGGCGGGATCCAGATATGTCCGATCTTTTCACCGATCTTGAATCTCCGCACCCAGACCACGTCATCAAGTAACGTCATACCGTCCTCCCCAGGGCTTGCTGCTCGATAAAATCGCCCATCCTCTGCAATTCTGCACGCATCGCTTCACGTTCGGAGTCGTTCTGGATTCGCTCTTCCGTTTTGATTAGATCGATGCGGGTTCGGAGCCACTCAATCCGCTCCTCGGATTGCAGTTTCATCTGCTCGATCTCCATCTTACTCTGGAGCTCCAACTGCTTGCCCTGGATCTGGGCCGCCATCTGTTGGTTCTGGGCCGTCGCCTGCTGGAGCTGTTGCTGTAGCTGTGCGAGCTGCTGCTGGACCTGAGGCGGAACCTGGGGCTCCGCGTCTCCCTCCTCCTCGAGAAGGTTTGGAGGAACCATCTTCTTGAGCCGCTTTGCCAGCTCAGGGGCTCCCGGCCAGTCCATGTTCTCCACCATGAGGTCGCCCATCCACTGGATGGCCCCGGGATTGGCCGTCAGGAACCTACCCATAGCGTCCAGTGCAGCCTGTCGCCGGGTCATAAACGACGGGCCGGCAGAAACCGTTACGTCGTAGGTCCCGACCCCGATATTGTAGATTTTCTCCACGGCCCCATCTTCTTGAGGTTGCTCCTCCAGCGCCGGGGCGGCCGGATCGTTTACTAGTGACACCCTCTTCTCGGTGTTGTCGGCTCCGATAATTCGGTCAATCCGGGGAACATCGTAGATATGAGGGATCAGGTCAACCAGGATCCGGCCCAGGTGCCTCAAGGATCGGTGGAGGTTGTCTGCGTAGTTGTAGGTCGAGGAGTCGCCCTCAGCCTGCCTCTGGGCGATGGCAACTCCGGACTCCTGCGGTCCCTGGTCTCCTAACTGGGCTCCGTAGAGACCCATTGTAGCCTTCAGGTCCTCGGCGGACTGCTGCTTCGCCATGCTGATTGCCTGGACCGGTGGCTCGAACGGCTGCCGTGCCGGGCCTGACAGAGGGTTCCCGGCATCGTCGGTAACCGGATTGTACTCGAGGTATCCGTAGGAGGTCGTATTGGCCTGACCCCAGTTATTTTCGTAGCCTTCGAAGGTCCCCTTCGGTCCGATGAAAGGAGCTTTCGGGGCCAGGGCGATCATTTCTGTTTGGGCAGAGTTCCAGTAGTTGTAAGCTCTCTGCGGATCCTTGGCGAACCGGACCATGCCCCAGAACTTGCGCTTTCCCTCGATGTAGGACTCGTCGCCCAGGACCGGTACAATCGGGATCCACTTTCCCGGCCAGGGCTTCTCCTCGAGGATCTCTGTGGCCACAATCTTTTGCCACTTTACCGACCGCTCCTGAACCCAGCGTTCCCGCTCGACCTTGTCCTCCAGGAGGGCACGTTCCTTTGCGCTCAGTTGGTCCGCATCCACCTCATCCCAATAGACGGTCTCTCCGCCCATCACAACCAGACGCCGGCGCTTGGTTGAAACCTCGAAGTACTCAGCAACCCGGATACTGTCTTCTCCCACCCACACCTGAGCATTGTTCTCGCCCTGGTCCGACCACTGCTCGAGAGCATCCATGTCGACATCCGGGTAGAGTTTCTTGAAGACATCCTTTGGGATCTCCTCGGTGATAAACGCGTATTGGGCGTCCGAGAGATCCGCCTTGTTGGCGGCTGGGTCGATGTATACGGTAAACGGATTCGGGATCCGCTCAATCAGGATCTCCTGGTCGAAGGTCTTCTCCGAGATGTAGTCGGTCAGGACCCGCAGGAAACCGAATCCTATCTTTGCCTGGTGCTCTGCGGCCGTGTCGTACGCCACCTCTGCGTCGGACCGGACTTCAATGTGTCTGATGATTCCCTGGAAGACCTCTGCGACCTCTGGGTCGGAATGGGAGTCCACACCGGAGACCTTGACCGCCGGACGGTTCTGCCGCTGCTCGTTCGTTACCTGCTTGATAAACTGGGGGATGCGGTTGATCGTCAAGCAAGGCCGGGAGTTGGAGGCCCGCTCGCTCCGCATCGAGGCGTCCCATTGGTCTCCCTCGGCGAACCGGCCATCTTCGCGGGCTTCTTCCCGCCCGGATGACTCGTACTCCACGCATTTCTCATATCGTTTAATGGCTCGCCTCAGGAGGTCGTTGTCTTCAATCTTCTCTGGCATTAGACCCCCATCCAGGACCGTTCATTCGGTCGCCCCTGGTAGCTCATCTGGTTCCCGGTCTTCTTGACGGGCTCACACTTCATTCGGTCGACGCCACTCATCAGCAAGTAGCGGGTTGCATCCATAAGGTGATCCTGCTTTTTGACCACCCGGCCTTTATCGTCCCGACGGTAAAGGCGGAACTCCTCAAACCACTTCTGGCAGGACGCGAACACCTTCAGCCTACCTATCGACAGCTGGGTCCAGACCAACCGCAGCCCTGCCTCGACGGCGTTATTGGCCGGCTTCACATCGAGGCCCATTTCCCGATACATTTTCAGCAGCTGGATTCCGTCCTTCTGCGCTCGGCCCCGGGATGCCGGATCCACTACACCGGGAATCCATGCGCCGCGGCTCTTGATCGCTCCGGAATGGACGATAGGCTCCGCTTCGCCTCTCCAGTGCTCGCTGTACAAGTAGATTGTTTGGGTCTCTAGGTCCTTGGCCCCCCATATCGCCGCAGTGCAGTTCCAGCCGACATCGAACCCGTAAGCCCGGGGCCAGTGGTCTGGGAGATCGAAGTCCGCGATCCGGATGTCCTCCTCTGGAACCGTGTAGATCTTGCCGGACCCCAGGACCGGGACCCCCTTGAATCTGGCTTCCCTCTCCCACTCCGGGTACGAGTTCCAGAGTAATTGCCGCTGTTCCTCGCTCAGGTGGGGCACTTCGTCCCAGGTGCAGCCTACTATGAATCGGCTCATCTCCAGTGCCTGATGTACTCGACCAGGAAGAAGGTGCCCCCGATAAGAATCAGGAGGATCACTCCTCCCAACGTCGCCCAGAATACCGGTTCACTCATTCAAGGTTCCTCAGCTCTTCCTGAATGAACTCACTCACCTCCGCCGGCGTCTTGAACAGGTGCCGGTCCTCGCCCCGGGTGTCGTAGTCGTAGATCTGTGCCCCGTCCTTGTCCTCTTTTCGGTACTCACACTCCACCACATAGCCGTTGGCTGCGTTGTCTATTCGGATCCCTCGTAAAGTCTGCTTGGCGACCTCCCGCTTATCCTTGCCGCTGGCCGTCTTGATCCCGGTGACCTCTGCTAATACTTCAGCCATCACGTGCTCCTCGGAGGTTCGCCCACTTCCGCCTCGGTGAGTTCCTCGAGGCAGGCCGTCGCGCTCAGGGTGATGGACCCCGTCGGAGCGCCCTCGAGGCCTACCACTATGATTCCCCCCGGTGGGATAAGCGGCATTTCCGCCACCCGTACCGGGAGAAAGTAGAATCCGTCCTTGATGTCGGCGCTCTCCCGGTGCAATACCACCCCTGCCGTTCCCCGGACGGTATTGTTGCGAGATACCGTTCCTCCGTACACTGGTGCCCGCGGATTGTACGGAGCCGGCGTCACGGTAGCGACCGGGGTTCCCGCCACCGTGTTCCTGTGGACCGAGAACGGCAACACCTCACTGGTGTCCTGCGCCTCCTGGGTCACGATGGCCCAGCGGAGTCGGGACCAGTGTTTCGCCGATGCGGTGATCTCAAGCACATTCTGGGCCGCCGTGGCTGCTACCGCTCCCGTTACTACTGCATAATCAGGCATTTTCTATACTCTCCCTTCGGGTTCGTTTCGTTAGGCTGCTTCCTCCAGCAGCATCAGTCTCCGCTTCCTCATCCTTCGGTCCAGAGCCGTTCTCCCCGATGACCGCTCCGCCGCCTGGGCGTCTGCCCCAATACTCCACCGGATAATGTTCTCTCGGTCAATGTCATCCGTGAAGGAGCCGCTCAGGTCCGCTCCGTATCCCTTAGCTCCGGCATCATCCAGGTCCAAGTGATAGTCCTTGTCACCCGCGTTAGCAAAGGTGAAGGTCTGACTAGTCCTGGAGGAGGTGCCCGGAGCAGTCCCATCCTCGGAGGCGTTATTGTTTCCGGTCCACGTTCCGGTCGCTCCGTTGTCGTCAAAGTCATTCCCGGTACTCCCGGTTGCCAGGCAGTTCTTCGCCACCGTTGTACCGTTATGTGCCCAGAAACCCGCGCCGCCTGCTCCCACTGATGTACAGTTCAGAAACTGCGCCGCAGAGCCCACCGCTAAGAACCCCCTCCCGTCTGGATTGATTGAGATGCAATCAATCACCTTCGCGCTAGTATCACTGCGTAACCCCGTTGTGAAACCGGCTCCGGCATTCGTCGGAGAATCAGCAATACACCCCACCATATCCGCACCAGCGGAAAAAGTAGAACACCACCAGACTGGATATTCGATAGAGTCAGTGATGGCGGAGGTTCCTACCAGATCCTGGAAAGAGGAGTTCGCCTCCTGTATCTGAAAGGGTCCCTTCACCGCGCCCCCGTCGAATATAACCCCTGTATCGGGGGTCCCGTCATGGAAGGCTCCGGCGGCTGGACGAACGATCCGGAAGTAACTGGCGCTCGTAGTTGCTCCCGCTAGGATCACGGCCACATTGTAGGTCCCGGCATCACACTCCAGCACTTCGCTCTGGGTGGCGGAAACAAGGTTGATATCGGTGTCGCTTTCCCAGACGGCCGGGTCGGTGTAGTCCCCTCCGCTGGACTTCAGCGTAGAGATATTCTCATTCACTCCGGTTCTGCGTGCTGACGCCATTACACTCCAATCTTACGGTCGGTCACAAACCCCTGCTTGCGTTTCGGAGGTCCGAACGTCACCCGCTCACCGTTCTGCGTCATATGCCCCGCCAGCTTGGAGAGATCCGCTCGGAACGGGAACTTCTCGCCCTTGCCCCGGCGTTCGAAGAACTCGTCAACGAACGTCTGGGTCAGCTCCATTAGGACGATGGTGTGATTGATCAACTCCTTCGAACCCACCCGGCCCAGCGGCTTTCGAATGTTCACGACGTCCCCGGGAGAACGGCGCTTCGCACCGGGTGTATTGACTGTAGAGATCCAGACTTCGTAGAGAGCCATTTACACCTTACCTCCCGGCAGAAAGCTTAGTACAAGCGGTGTCAGGCCCATCAACGGAGTAAAGGTGAGCAGCACCAGGCCGTCTACAGTGACCGTCCGCATCAGGCACTCCCCGTAGATGTCCAGGGGCGGCTCCTCATCGAGCCAGATCACGTGCTGTTCGGTTCCTTCGAATCCTTCCCGGCCCTGGTCGTAAGATTTGAAATTAAGGGTGCTATGCCCTCCGGTTACGTGCTTGACGTAGACCAGCTCGAGGGCCTCGGGAATGCCCGCCTTGCGTGAGGTGTGGATGATCTTGTCCGCCGGGATCATGCCGGTACCCAGGGAGGATACCGGGCCAACCATCTTCATTTGCAGGATATCTCGAACCGTTTTTCCGGTGTTCCCGGCTGCCCAGGCCATCACCGGATCCCGAAACCGCCGGCCTTCCCACCAGTCCGGATAGATCCCGGTTAAATGGCAGGTGACCTCATATCCGCCAACCCCCTCGGTCTTGCCCACCCGGTTGCCGGCGATAAACGCACGCTCGCAGTGTTCGCGTCCTGCCCTGAAGAAGCTGAGGTGCTTCGGGTAGAGCTCCCGGCGCAGAGGTCCGGAATCTCGGTAGAAATCTTTGATTCTCCGCGTCTTGGCTAGACGTAGAGCTATCTGAAGGTTCTCGAGACTGACCTGGGAGACCGATCCTAATTTTTGTGGTGCCGGCATACGAAAAGCATTGTGTCTCCCCCTTTTCGTTTAGCCTGATCCGTTTACGTGCCCGTTCTCCTGACCCTTATCGGTCATCCTTTCTATCATACGCTCAATCTCCGACGCGGTGAACACCTCGCTGACCATTGCCACGATGGGCGGCTGGTTCCCGATCGTCTCCACCTTTGACCGGATATCGAATCTGTCCCTGTACTTCTCCGGGTTCGCTGCCTTCATAAGGAATATCAGCAGGGTGTCCGAGTAGTTGAGCTTGGTTCCGCAGACCTCGCCCTGGTAGAAGACCGGTTCTTCTACTCCCTGGACGGCCCTACGGTGCGCTTCGTCCTCGAGCAGGCTCAGGGCCTCGTCCCGGGCCTTGTCGAGTTCCTTGACGTACTCCGGGTCCGTCGCAACCCACTTATAATGTGCTGCCGTAGAAATCCCGGCCGTGGCAGCGGACACGTCTATCCGGGCGGTTGCCCGGTAGGCGGCCAGAAACTTGGCCTGGTTCCGGAGTTTGTCGTCCCTTTTTCTTGCCACTGACTTTCTCTTACTCTACTACAACTCCTCGACGCCTTGCACGTTGTGCTTTCGCCACGGCCTCGAGCGACGCCATCCCCACAGGCAACGCGAACCCGTCTCAGTCGCTCTGATAGCTGCTGGAAATAGGCCGATAAGTCGGTTCGCTGCCGGTTGACGCCTCGGCCTGGATTGCCCAGGTGAGGGAGCCCACGAGTTACCTTGCCGGATTTGTTGCACCATCCCGTACCACTCCAGGCACACAGCCCCCAGACCCACCAGCCGGCAATCTTGACGTCGTAGAAGTCCGGTTCTGTCTTCATCCTCTCACGAAAGCCCTCTTGATCCACCAGCCATTGGTGCCGTGCGCTCAGGTCTGCCTCGTTTACCGGCCAGTCCGCGTGAAAGGCCACGGCGGCTGGATCAGAAGCCAAGGCCCGCCAGAAGTTAGACAGGTAGCAATCCTTGTCGTTGACCGTCTCGACCTTTGGCTTAGTAGGGCGACCCAGGAGCACCGCCAGCGATCCGGCGAAAGGCTCGACGTAGTTTCGGACTGGGCCGAACCTCTGCCAGACTAGATGGGCCACACGGGATTTTCCACCGAACCAGGGGAAGGGAGCCTTCAGCATTGCTCCTCCACGAACAGCGCCATCCGCTCGCCCTTCTGCATGATGACCGCTCGAGGCTGGGAACGGAAGCGCCGCCTAGCGTACCTCCCCGGGATGAGCCGCCAGATGGTGCGGCCCTTGATCCGCTTGCGCTCTCGCAGTAGCCACTCCCGCCAGGTGATGCGGTGGCCCTGGTAATTGAACTTCAACTCCGCCGGCCGGTAGGGGTAGAGTTGTCTCATGATGTGCTCCTAGAACGGGATGTCATCATCTCCGGGTCACTTTGGATCAGCATGGTTCCTCAGGGTCCGGGCGTTCTTCCAGAAGGCGTAGACGCCGGAGGACCCACCTGCGATGAACAGGCCCGTGACCCAGGTAGTGATCTGGGCGGGCTCCCGGCGGAAGAGTTCGGCGACCATGTCGAGTTCGATTGTAGTTGCGATCTTGATGCATAGCGCCATACTCAACCAGGGTTTAAGGTCAAAGGCGTCGGAGGTCTGCCGGTCCAGGAGCTCCTCTAGTTTGGTGAAGGCCTTGCTGTGGAAAATCTGATACAGTGCTCGCTCTACCAGAATAGCCAGGATGGCGTAGGCGGTGAGGATGCCCGCCAGGTTCTCTAGGTATTGGTCGCTAATCATCCCGGACTACCCTCCAGGTTTGAAACATGATGGCACAGAACACTATCCCGGCCAGCAGGATCTCATTCATCTCTAGCAGCCCCTTGGTTGAAGAACAGCCGCGCCTCGATCACTTCCAGCTTCCTGATGAGAGCATCCATGCGCTCTTGCAGATCCTTGATCCGGCTGCGTAGTTCCGTCTGGGTCGCGATATCTTCCGCGATGATTCGGTTGCGCTCGGCCACGACCCTCTCTGCTTGTTCGCTCACCGAGAGCGTCCAGTTGGCCATCAGCAGAGCGACTGCCATCCAGAGGAGACCTCCCAGAACGAACAGGTGCGTTACTGACAGGTACCTATGCAGTCTCATTGTTGTGAATCCGACGGGGAGAAAGGGCGGTGATCGAATTTAGTCGACGTATAGACGTACCTCTCCAGCGATTTGAGCCGTTCCTCGATGCGTCCCAGCCGCTCCTTCAGGAGGGCGTTGGCCCGGGCGGCTTCGTCGTGAAAGTCCTTTGCCTCGTGCATCAGATAGTCCCGTCGGAGGACGATGTTCGCCTGCTCCATGGCATCTATCCTAGAATAGGTGCTCATCAGACTTCCAATCCAGACCGTCATCAGACCCGCCAGAGCGATGAGGGAACCAATGATGGCGGTCTTTGCTTCGAGGTAGGACTTCGGCCGGCGGGATTCATCCACCCCGTGAGTGTAGCAATTTTCACCGACCCGACTACTATTGACATTGGTAAAACCAAAAAATTAGTACAAATGTGTGATAGCTATCACCTTATCCGACCCTCGTGAGTCAAACCATCAGGCTCTGTGCAAATCCTGCCATAGCCGAAAGACTGCTGCTGCTGCTGCAACGGGCCCCGGTTCCCTGGAGGTGTGATGAGACAGTTTCCCGAATGGCATCCTGCCGGTCTTCAGGCTTTCGGCCCCGCTCGCTAGCACAACGCTCCATCGCCACCGGCTCGAGATGGCTTCGATTCCCCGTCTGCTCCGTGGGTGTTCATCCGGGAGTTTCACCCTTCAGGCCATCCGCTCTCTCATCACACCTCCATCTCCCTGACGGGCGGGAACTCCGGCATTCGGGACTGTCGAGTATTGCCCTTTTGCAAGCACCCAGGCTGCCGGAAACGGACTATCAGAAGCCTCTCAGCTCACCCAAGGAACGCTATATCCCGCCCGTCAAGATCTACCAAGAAACTTAGCCGCTTCCTTTCCAAGATCTTGCTCCAAGAATTCCCCGTCTTTCAGACCTAGTCTTGATCTTGCTGACTTAATCGCGTCAGGGGTCGCCCCTCGGAACCCAGTAATATGCCTCAACAAGCAGATAGAGCAGACCTTGTCCCCAGAAACATTTAGGTAAAGATCTGTTGTGTTGCCGCATATCGGACATTGTTTCCCCATCATCACACCTCCATCTCCCTGACGGGCGGGACCCGGATCGAATTGGTTTGCAATCACCGTTTGCCAGCACCAGGCCGCCCGTCAAGATCCGTATTCGTACTCCGTGTCCATCTCAGCTATCACGCTGTCCTCATAGTGCTGTTGAGCTAACTCCTCGCACGTGGGGCAAAGGTCCATCTCGGCCCCGTACCCGTCGGCTGTCCACGCTTCGGGAGGACAGTTGCAGTTGTAAGGTTCCCCGCAGTCTGGACATTGATGTGTGTGGAATGTACCTGCATCCCGGTATTTCTGAACGATCGTCTCTTGCGTTATTTTATCCATCGGTCGCACCTCCAAAGCCCTTGGCCCGCCCGTCAAGATCATCACCAACTGCATTCCGGTGCCTTGCACTCGGCGTCACACATATCCATGGCGATCGCGCAAATTGGAACGTACAGCAACCATCCGTTGACAAAGCTGCCGAAAAAGATGTAGCTCCACTGGCAGACCAGCGCGGAGCTACAATCTACCGCCTGCACCTGCTGCGCCGGGGCCAGCAGGCAGAGCAGCACGACGACGATTCCGACCCCCAGGTTACGCTTCAGGTTCTTCATTTCACGGTCCTTTCTTTCTTCCCTTCCGGTGCCCTTAGAAAGAGTCTCAGCACATCGCTCCACAGCCGATCAGGAAACACGCCCAGAGGGGCAGCACGTCGCAACAGTGCTCGCAGTCAGGCGGGATGTAGACGAAATCGCCAGACCAGGCCCTATCCGCTTCTCGGATTGTCTCCAGGCTCGATGGCGCTCCCCCACGTACCCGGGCGGCTTCCAGTTGTGACATCCTTGTGATGCACCGCTGGAGGCACATTCGCAAGAGCAGGCCCATCAGGACCAGCCATACCAGAGCCTCCGAGAGTGCCAGGAGCCAGCCATGGACGCATCCCATCAGCACGAACCGGATGAGTCCCAGCACCAGCAAGGTTCCTGGGAGGCATTTCATCCATACCGGGAACTCCTCATGTCCGGTTAGTTGCTTCTTCAGCCACGCTAGCATTTTCTAAGTTCCTCGGGTATCTCTGTTACTCGTTCGACACAAGCCCATCGGGCCAGTTGG